GGCGGCTGGTAAATGGTCTACATCGCTGGGAGGTCAGTATTATGCAGCCGGTGTCGGCGGCGCTCTTGCTGGCCGCGGAGCTGATCTTTTTGTTATTGATGATCCTCATAGCGAACAGGATGTAAAAACCAACAGCCGACTGGCATTTGATACCGCATGGTCTTGGTTTCAAACAGGCCCCTTGCAACGTCTGATGCCAGGTGGGGCGATCATTGTGATCATGACGCGCTGGTCTCTCCTAGACTTGACGGGCAAACTCATTGATTATCAAGTACGCAATCCTGAAGCCATGCCTTGGGAGATTGTGGAACTGCCTCCCATATTAAATGAAGGCACAGAAGATGAGAAATCCCTATGGCCAGAGCAGTGGCCGCTTGACTCCCTCAAAAAGATCAAAGCCTCTCTTGACCCACGGTATTGGAACGCCCAGTACATGCAACAACCCACCTCGGACACCAGCGCGATTATTTCTCGCAAACACTGGCGCATCTGGGACAGAGACGATCCGCCCACCTGCGACTATGTGATCCAGTCTTGGGATACGGCCTTTGAGACTAAAAATAATTCCGACTACTCCGCATGTACAACATGGGGCGTGTTCTACAATGAAGAGGAAAACGACAAGGCGCAGATCATCTTGTTGGACGCTTTCAAAGACCGCATGGCATTTCCAGAACTCAAAGCCATAGCACTTAAACACTATAAAGAATGGCAACCCGATGCGTTCATTGTGGAAAAAAAGGCTGCAGGAGCTCCACTCATCCAGGAATTCAGAGCAATGGGAATACCTGTCCAAGAGACCAATCCGAGCCGCGGCAATGATAAGATGGTCAGGCTTAACGCTGTGTCTGATCTCTTTGCCAGTGGCATGGTCTGGGCGCCAGACACAAGATGGGCGCGAGAAGTAATTGAAGAGGTGGCGGCTTTCCCCGTTGGCGAGAATGATGACTATGTGGATACTACGTCACAAGCCTTGATGCGCTATAGGCAAGGCGGGTTTATTTCGCTAGACTCGGATGAGCGAGACGAGCCGATGTATCGTCGCCGTCGCACAGCAGCTTATTATTAAGGATCATCATGGCAACAAGCAGTTTTGACAAATCGTTATATCAAGCACCAGCAGGGCTCGATGCCTTGGGCGCTGGTGAAGAACCCTTGGAGATAGAGATCGTAGACCCAGAAGAAGTGCATATTAAGTCTGGGGACATGGAGATTGACATGGAGCCCAAGGACTCCACCCAAGGCGAAGAAGAGTTTGACGATAACTTGGCCGAGTACCTCAACGCTTCAAAACTGCAGACGGTTGCAGGCGACCTTGAGTATGACATTGACCAAGACAGGGCATCACGCAAAGACTGGGAGAAAGCCTACACAGAAGGCTTAAAGCTTTTGGGTCTGCACATGGAGGAGCGCACCGAGCCTTGGGACGGTGCTTGTGGAGTATTCCACCCCATGATCACAGAAGCGGTTGTACGCTTCCAAGCCGAGATGATCACCGAGACATTCCCAGCCCAAGGGCCCGTGCTCAGTAAGATCATCGGTAAAGAAACCCCTGAGACACGCGAGATTGCCACCAACGTTCAAGACGACATGAACCATGAGTTGACGGATGTGATGCAAGAGTACAGACCCGAGCATGAGCGCATGTTGTGGTCACTCCCAGCCACAGGGTCAGCGTTCAAGAAAGTCTATTACGATCCCAACTTGGGTCGTCAAGTCTCGATGTTCGTGCCAGCCGAGGATATCATCCTGCCCTATGGGGCTACGGACATGGACACATGCCACCGCATTACCCATGTGATGCGCAAGACCAAGAACGATATTTTAAAACTGCAAGCCGCTGGGTTTTATTTAGATGTTGAGTTGCCTGATCCCCCACGCCACAGAGACGACATCAAGCAAGCCAAAGATCACGAGACGGGGTTCAGTGATCTGAACGATGACCGTTATACCTTATATGAGTGCCACGTTGACTTGGACTTGGATGGCTTCCAAGACGTTGATGAAGACGGAACCGAGACAGGCATTGCGCATCCTTATGTTGTGACTCTGATCCGAGGCACAAACACCATTCTCTCAATCAGACGCAATTGGAAGGAAGGCGATGCACTCAAACTCAAAAGGCAACATTTTGTACACTACCAGTACATTCCCGGTTTCGGCGCTTATGGTTTCGGACTCTTTCACCTTATCGGAGGATTTGCTAAATCTGCTACCAGTATTATGCGACAACTGGTCGATGCAGGTACCCTCTCAAATCTACCCGGTGGACTCAAATCTCGTGGACTTCGCATTAAGGGCGATGATACGCCAATCGCGCCAGGAGAGTTCCGAGACGTAGACGTAGCCTCTGGCAACATCAGAGACTCGATCTTACCCTTACCTTACAAAGAACCCAGCAACGTCTTGTTCAATTTGCTTGGACAAATCGTTGATGAAGGACGAAGGTTTGCCGCAACAGCCGACATGCAAGTGTCGGACATGAATTCGCAAGCCCCAGTCGGCACCACTTTAGCTCTCCTTGAAAGGCAACTCAAAGTACTTACCGCCGTACAAGCGCGGGTTCATTTTGCACTCAAGCAAGAGCTAAAACTTTTGAAAGACTTGATCCGTGACTATACGGAGCCAGACTACAAGTACGATCCAGAGTACGGCGGCCGCAAGTCTAAGAAAGAAGACTATGACAAGGTGGACATCATCCCCGTGTCAGATCCCAATGCCGCAACACTATCGCAACGCGTAGTACAGTATCAGGCGGTGATGCAGATGGCGCAGATGGCGCCTCAAATCTATGACTTGCCGCAGTTGCACAGGTCAATGCTCGATGTCTTAGGGATTAAGAACGCTGAGAAGCTGGTGCCCCTGCCCGATGACCAAAAGCCTGTCGATCCAGTGTCTGAGAACCAAGCCGTGCTTAAGGGTAAACCCTTAAAAGCATTTGAGTACCAAGATCACCAAGCACACATGGCTGTCCACAACTCCATGATCAATGATCCCATGATCATGGCCATGATCGGTCAGAACCCACAGATGCAAGCCATCATGGGCGCATTACAGGCACATATTGCAGAGCACGTTGGGTTTATGTACAGAAACCTTGTGTCTCAACAGTTGGGTATGGCTCTGCCCCCAGAGGATGAGAAATTGCCACCCGAAGCAGAAAAAGCCTTGTCTACCATCATGGCACAAGCCGCCAATCAAGTCATGCAACAAGGCCAAGCCGCCGCGGCACAACAGCAAGCCGCACAACAAGCGCAAGACCCCCTTGTCCAAATGCAACAAGCTCAGTTGCAGTTGCAACAGCAAGAGGTGCAGATCAAAGCACAGAAAGCCCAGACAGAAGCACAGATTGCCCAAGGCAAGCTACAACTCGATACCTACAAAGCAGGCATCGACATGGCCAAGCACAAAGCTCAGATTGAGACGCAAGAAAAGCAAGCCAGTCTTAACACGCTTGTGGATATTGCTAAACACAAACAGCAAACTACTTCTGCGGAAAGACAGACGGCGGCGCAGTTGGACTTGCAAAAGCGTCAAGCAGCATTGCAACATATCCAGCAATTCAAACGGGATGAGAAACCGCCAAAGGAACCTAAAGCATGATAGACCAATTCGCACGCGTATTGCGCGACAAATTACGCACTGACATGAACAACTACGCCGATGACATGGCTGGAGGTTCGTGTCGCTCTTTCGAAGAATACCAAAAACTCTGCGGGATCATTTCGGGTCTGGCCCTTGCAGAGCGTTATCTCCTTGACCTGCAAAAAGAAATGGAAGAAAGTGATGAGTGATTTGATTTTGCCTCCCGGCATTGAAATGCCGCACATTGACCCTGTAAGTGCTCCCCCCGAGGAAGCAACTGCGGAAGAAAAAGCAACGGTTCTACCAGAGCCAAGCGGTTATCACATCCTCTGCGGTGTGCCTGATATCTCTGACAAGATTGATGGAACTAGTTTGGATTTGATAAGACCATCCCAATACGCGGTACAAGAACAACACGCGACCACTGTTTTGTTTGTGCTGAAGTTGGGCCCAGCAGCCTATACCGATGCAACCAAAACCCCAGGAGGCCCTTGGTGTAAACCAGGAGACTTCGTGCTGACTCGTACCTATTCTGGTACGCGATTAAAGATTTTTGGTAAAGAGTTTCGTATCATCAACGATGACCAAGTTGATGCTGTTGTGCAAGACCCTCGTGGAATTACCCGAGCTTAAGGAGTATTAAATGGCAAATGAACCATACAAGTTCCCTGATGAAATTGAAGGCGAAGGTGAACAAGTAGTCGATATCAAGGCTGAAGCGCCTGAGATAGAGATTGAAGTCATAGACGACACGCCTATCCAAGACCGTGGCCGTGTACCTTTGAATCGTGAAGTGGAAGACCCCACGGACGATGAGATTGAGAGTTATTCAGAAGGCGTTAAAAAGCGCATCAAGGAATTGACTCATGCACGCCATGACGAGCGTAGATCTAAAGAAGCCGTGCTCCGAGAGAAACAAGAGCTTGAGCGTCTCGCACAGCATCTGATCGAAGAGAATAAAAGTCTTAAAAAGAGCGTTAACGTCGGCCAGGAAGCGTTCATCTCCTCTTCCAAGGAGAAAGCGGAGGCAGACCTTGCGATGGCTAGACGTCAGTATAAAGAGGCTCAAGAGGCGTTTGACACAGACGCTATCATTGCAGCGCAAGAAGCACTGACGGAAGCCAAATGGAATCTCGAAAAAGTAAAAAATTA